CTAAAACAGCCGTGACCTTGAGTGCGGGCTTCAATTCATAATAATGAATGCCGTGGTCTTCGTTTACCCCCTTATAGTGCAGGTTTTGGTCATCCTTTGCTCCGCTATCTGAATTGTAGTACCAATTGTCAACGGGACTCATCATCGGATAAAATACAGGCGCATAGGTATTGGTGGTCAATCGGTCGTATACCGCATCATCAGTATATGAGTGATTGTATTCCGAAGGGAACTCCAAATCGTACAAGTAGTCATCACCAAACAAATCAGAAAGCGTTACTACATCTCCGTAGAACGTAAGCGAGTAAGCGTAAGGCTCCGTGCCTTTGAGCTGCACGTTCTCAATCTCTACTACCCCTGTGCGGAATGGCAAGGAGTTGATTTCGATTCTTGCTTCTTGGCGTAAACGCCCATCAAAGGTGTTGGCTACGCTTGTGGTTGAGGCTCCTGCATTCCAAGCCGTAGACCAAGTGTTCCAAGTGATGCCGATGCTATTCCATACGGGCGAGCCACCCGTCTCGGTTGTTATGACCGAGCTTGTGATGTTGGAGTTGTAGTAGTGCTGAAGTATCTCGTTGTTGCGTGGGCTTGCAGGAATAGTGAATCCCTGCGTGAAGTCCGTGAACACCTTGCTGATGTCCTGTACATTCTGCACCGATAGGTTGATGGTGATTTCTTCATCATCAAAAAGGTCAAGGCGAAAGCCATTGACGTAGAGGTCAACTTTGTTCATCGTACCAAAGAGCGTTCATCAAATGCGTAGGTGAAGGTCAAGGTGTAGTTGATGAGCTTTTGGTTGACGTGCTTTTGGTATTCGATGCTGCCACGATCAGGCTGAACCGATACCCAATTGCTGCCATCCAATACTGCAACGTATTCGCTCATCAGGATGTCCTTGATGGTCTCATCGTAGTCCTGATCCACGAAGCCCGTATTTAGCGTGAGGCTATTGCGTGAGTTTACGTTGAAAGAGTTGTACTTGCCCACCTCCAATGAAGGCGTTGTGAAGCCATCGTTGTAGATGCTCTTTTGGTATACATCCTGCGTGAATGTGCCACGCTCATCGCTGCGCTTGAAGAAGGTGATGAAGTCAGCAACTCCGTATCGGTTGATAAATGCGATTTGATATGGCGTGTATCTCGGCTCGCAGATGAGCTTGTATGTTGCGATTATTGCGGTTGCACCACTCGCATAGGTCAACTCGACATCGTAGGTGTCGTAGTTTGTGTTGTTGCTTGGCTTGATTGAACTACCCCAAACCGTAGTGTTCTGAAGGTTTGCAGGGCCAACAGGCAAGTACACCACCGCATCACGTGAATCATTGCTCGGTGGGATCGTGATGGATGCGTTGTCGGCACCACCGCCACGCCAAAGAATAGAAACTTTGGTGACCTCGTTGGTAGCGTTTTGGTAGATAGCCAATACCTCGTAGTTGGTCACCAACACTTGACGCTCACGTGAGGTGGCAAGAAGCGATTGAGTGACTGACGTTGGGCTGATGTTTGTCATCGTAGCCCATCCATCAGTAGTGAGGTATTTGTATGTTGACCCACTTGCCCATACTGCGGTGTCGGGTGCTGCTCCGTTATTGGAGTACCGCCAATCGCCCGTAGGCACAACCCATAGCACCTCACCCTGTGGGCTTTGTGTGAATCCTAAATCATTCCAAATGCTGAAGTCGTGGTAGAACTCCGAGCGCACAAGGTCGCTCACCTCAAAGTTGATGACTTGGTTGATGGAGTAGTCCTTGCTCAAAGTGTAGTTTGCAGTTCCACTTGGGATTGCACCTGAAGCAATTTTCAAAGACAAACTCATCGCCTGAAGTTGGTCGTTGGTCAATGCGTTATTCTTGCCCGTGATGAACTGCGGGCTGCGAGCCATTGCAAGGCTGCTTGGTGTGGCGATTACAGGTACGCTCATTCTTTCGGTTGTTGTAAGGTAAATCGTAAAAAGTCAGCCACGTCAAGAGCGTAGGCTTGAGCAATCTCCTGAGGGAGTTGCTTGAATTCAAGTCGGAAGGGATTGGTGAAAAAGCTTGTTGTGCGAATACCCTTGTTGTAGATGCTACGGGTGATCAGGAATGCCGTTGCGTCATAGCTCAAGAACTGACCCTTTTTGCCTTGCTCACGGCTTTGGAATTGGAATCGTTTTGCTCGAACCCATTGATTGATAGCACGAGTCAAACCACCCCTCATCCCACCTTGACCTGACCCGAACCTGAATGGGCTGCTTGGGGCTTTGGTGCTTGAGGATTTACCCTTCACACCATAGTCTTGGAACTTCCAATAGGGCGCAAGCTCATCCATTTTCCAACGCAAGGCAAGTGAGTTGGGGCCGACCTCAATCTCATATTGCAGCGACTCAGAAAGGTTGCCTGTCACGTTCTTTTTTTCACGAACGAGATTGGCCTTCGCCTGCTGAACTACACCATTGGCAAACTTCTCAAGGCTTGCCTTTACGTTGTCTTGCCTTAGTTGCATTTAGCAGATGCTTATCTCGGTGTTTGCAAGCAGCACATCGAAGGACGCAGTCCATCCCGCAAGCAGGTTCTCAAAACGCTCCGTGAAGGGTTGGCAGGTTGGGTTGCCGTCCAACTGATAAAGGTCGGAGTACAGTTGCCCTCTGCGCAGTTCTTCAACCACATCGTTGATGACGGCAAGCTGAGTGTTCAGGATGTCTTGCACGTTGCTCGTTCCGTAGAATGGTTCTGCTTGGCTGCGTGGATTCTCTTTGGTCTCGTCAATGACATCCATACAAATGAGGCTGACGCTCATCCGAACAATCTGACCCTCGAAGGACGCTTGGTTGATCATAATGTGACTCAGCGGAAAGATGGTCTGCTTGTTTAGGTCTACATCGTACACATCGCCAAACGTCACTACGTTGACTTGGCTATGGGCCTCAAGGGTGTCCTTGAGCTTTTGGGTGATGTCGTAGAATTGTCTCATCGTTTCAGTTGTTTTTTCAGAATCTTGCTCTCAGTGTCGAGGCGGTCTTTTTCAAAGGTCAGGTAGGTGAATGCGAATGTTGCTGACATTTTTGACACTTGGTCAATCTTTAGGGGGTCACCTCCTGAGAGCTGATGGTAGATTGGAAACCATCCCCATTTTTTAGAAAATTGAGCAGCGGGGTCAAATTCATCTCCTGCTCCTTCGCTAAAGATATCAGAGAAGCGGTCGACAAATCTTTTCCTAAAGTCCAAAAAAAAAGCATCGCACCTATCGTTACATCGAGGGGCATCTCCTTCATCTGCTCTGCGTACTTGTCAGAGCCTTCGTATTTTTCTATCTCGTATCGGTTGCCGAAGGTTGCTACCACAGGGCGGAACAATACCGCCATTGCCTTGTGCATCTGAGGCCATTCGCTGATGTATTGGTCTACGTCATTCAACTCACCAACGGTGATCTCCTCAAGCGATGGGATGAACCCGAAGGTTTGTTTGCCGATAGTGAACTTCTGCGTGAGCGAAGGACGCTCTGCAAAAGCGTTCATTAGGATGCTTGTGACGCTTGTGAGGCTCGATGCCTTCATCTGAAGGATCACATCCATCTTCAACCCGCAGAAGATTTCAACCGCTTTGCGAGCCAAGAACTCGTCATCACCCTCAAGGCGAACGAACTTCTGATAGTCTGCGAGTTTAATCTCGCTCATCTTATTTGGAACAATGAGCTTCATCTCTAAAATAACCTTTTGAATTTAACGTATGGCATAGCGTCCGTAGTTCGGACGGCTGATCTTGTTGTAGGTGGCGTAGCGTACCGCATCGATGGCGTGGTTGAATGCGTCAATGGGTTTGTTCAAGAGGTTTCCGTTCTTGTCTTCTACCCATTTGTAGTTTTGCATCTCCTTGATTAGGTTGCTGCTTCGTGGGGTCACGAATATCTTGTGTCGCTTCAGCACATCAATACCCACTATGACGCTATCTGCGCCCTTCTGCGTGGGTTTCACGTTCCATCCCATACGATGCAGCTCCTCAATAGATTTGGGTTCAGCAGAGTCAGCAAATACCTCTGACCTGCGGTCAAGGTTTAGGGACTTGAGATGGTTGCTGATGTCGGGGTTGGTTAGCCCCGTTTGGTAGATGAGTTCATCAAGGTACAGGTTGTCTCCTGCTTTGTACACCGCAACGAGGGCAGTCGGGTCGTTGGTGTAGCCGAAGTCCATCCCGTAGGCGAGCAAGGTTGCGTCAGCAGGTATCTCATTCATCCCGAATTGGAAGATGGTGGCACGACTCATACCACGCTCACCCAAGCCGTAGATGCGCCAATAGTCCTCATCGGTTGTTGCTAATCGCTCAATCTCTGCTACGATGGAGGCATCCAAGAACGGATTGTCTTTGTAGGTACTTTGTATGTACGTTACATCATCACGGGTCAGCAAGCGGTCGTAAATCCAATGGAACGCATCTGATGGGTTGTAGTCAATCCATATCTTGCCTGTGGTACGAACCAACAACTGAAAGAAGTCCTCCCAAGATAGCTCGTTCGC